CCTGAGGCTGTGACTAAAATGAAAAATCACACAATGATATCTTCCAAAATCCACCACTATACAGGCGTTATGCCCGACAACGTTATTGCCAATGTTGTAGTTTGTGAGTCAACATTTTGGGCGTGTGGTTCTGAAAAAAAAGTTTATAAAAATGAGGAAACCCCAATTATGTCGGTGTTTACACCATCATATATGACAAACGAACGAATTTTTAGAACATATAAATCACTATCAGAACAAACCTATGTTAATTGGGAATGGGTTGTGGTTGATGACTCGCCAGTAGATGATTATAAAACTTGGGAATATTTAAAAGACCTTGCATCCAATGATTATCGTATTCATATTCACCGAATGATGCCTAATTCTGGTGGAAATGTTGGTGAAGTAAAACACCGAGCCGCTATGTTGTGTAATGGGGCTTGGTTGGTTGAGTTAGACCACGATGATTACTTAATGCCAACTGCTTTAGAAGATATTTTGAATGCGGGAAAACAACATTCTGACGCTGGTTTTATCTACACCGATTGTTGTGAGATGTATGAAACAGGTGAAATGAGACCATATGGTTTAACAGGTGAACGTGATGATTGGTATGCTAATCCAAACAATAGATTTGCATTTGCATATTCGGGTCACAAATGGGAAAATCATTATGGTAAGGACTATTTAGTTCACAAATATACAGACATCAACCCAAAAACCATACGATTTAATATTTCTATGCCAAATCACACAAGGGTTTGGAGGTCAGATGTATATCATAAAATAGGTGGGCATAGTAGAAAAGTTTCAGTTGCCGATGACTTTGAGTTGATTGTTAAAACATTTCTTGAAACAAGATTTATTCATTTAAGAAAATTCTTGTATATTCAGTATAATAATTTTAATTCAACCGTTGATAACAATTCAACTGATATTAACCGAAGAGCCAGACTAATCCGTGATTATTATGACCCATTTATTCATCAACGTATTCAAGAACTTGGTGTAGAAGATTGGGTATGGTGGGAAGAAGAAAATAGGTCACACCCTCTGACTAATTGGATGGACAATACACGCTATTATGAAAGAGAAGGTGTATTAAATTATATCGTTGAGTGAAACACTTGACATAATACTATTTATATTGTGAGGTATAAACTCTCAATCACAATAGGAGATATTAATGGCGGTTAACATTCCAATATGGCCAGGCAGTAGTTCATTTTCTTCAGTATCTGCGTCTTACTACGCTGGGTCATCTACGACTAAACCAACACCATTTGGTTTTTTTGATAGTGACTCAACATTTAAGTCAGACGCAGATAACGTATCCAATTGGTGCGCAAACCGATTGGGATATCCTATTGTTGATATTGAATTACAAGACATCAACTTCTTCGCTTGTTTTGAAGAAGCGGCAAACGAATACTCTTCACAAATTAATCAGTATCGTGCAAAAGAAAACCTTTTGTCACTTCAAGGTTCTGATTTAAACAATACCCTTGCTAACAAACAACTCAATAATAATATGCAGGGTGTAGTAAATCTTGCTAAAGATTATGGAACTGAAGCCAAGAGTGGTGGTAGATTAACATTTTACACAGGTTCGTTCACTATGGTTAGCGGACAACAAATTTACAACCTAAACGATGCAAATGTGGTATCCCTTGAATCGGGGTCGGTTTCCGATGGTCTTACAATTCGTAAGGTATTCCACGAAGCTCCACCTGCAATCGTAAGATACTTTGACCCATTCGTAGGAACAGGTCTTGGTTCACAACAAATGATGGAAACCTTTGGTTGGGGTAATTATTCACCGGGTGTATCATTTATGATGCAGCCAATGTACGATGATTTACTTCGTTTACAAGCTATTGAGTTCAACGACCAGATTCGTAAATCTCAATATTCATTTCAATTGATAAACAACCGTATTAAAATTTTCCCATTACCAACTTCGGGTGATTCTAATGTTAAGGTTTTCTTTGAATACACTTTGGATACTGAAGCAAACAATCCAATTGCAGCGTCAAATGTGGTTAGTGATTTCTCAAATGTTCCGTTTGAAAGATTGTCTTACACATCAATCAACTCCGCTGGTAGACAATGGATTACCAAATATACATTAGCATTGGCTAAAGAAGTTCTTGGTGCTGTTCGTGCAAAGTTCTCCGCTATTCCAATTCCAGGAGCGGACATTACTTTGGATGGTGGTGACCTTCGTTCGGAAGCAGCTGCTGAAAAAGAAGCACTATTAAGTCAACTCAAAGAAATGTTGGAAGCTACATCTAAAAAAGCTCTTATGGAAGCAAAGAGAGATGAGGCAGAGTTCCTTGAGTCTACACTTGCAAGAATCCCAAGACCAATTTACATAGGATAATAAAATGGCTTTATTTGGTGGACAACGAGATATGTCTTTATTCAGAACCTTGAATAAGGAACTCATTAACGATATTATTGACACCGAGGTATATTACTTTAAGTTGGTAGTAGATGAGTCAAACACTAATGTATATGGTGAAAGTGGTAAAAAAGTATACTACAATCCTGTAAAAATTCCTTGTTTAATTGAGTATGGTTCAAGAGAAGCTGTATCGGATGACTTTGGACAATATTACACAAGAACTGCTGAGTTTAGATTTTTGCGTGATAGTTTAAAAGATGATAAAGATATTTTTCCTCAAATTGGTGACATTGTTGAGTGGAACAACGAATACTTTATGATTGACAATGTAGCATCAAGTCAGTTCTTTGCTGGTAAAAATCCTGATACTTGGGATGGTGGTGAAGAACAAGGTTATAATCTATCAATTGTATGTTCTGCTCATATGACTCGCCAGACCACTCTTAATTTGGTAGATAATCGTTTTGGTAATTCAAATAACACAACTAATACAATACCGGTAGGAATCTAATGGCAAATCGTTATAGAGTAGTTGACCCAAACAAACCAGACTTGAGACAAACACAAAGTTCTACTCAAGATGACCCTGTATTGAATAAAGCAAATCAAGTTCGTAGAGATACGGATGATGTAAAGAATGTTTCTATTGGTTTATACGACATTGACCTTGCGTTTAAAGATTTCTTGGAAAAAGATGTAAAGCCGATGGTTGAAGAGAACGGACAATTAGTTCAAGTTCCGGTAATGTACGCAAATCCTGAAAAATGGAAGTCGGCTCAACGTGACCTCTTTATGAGAGATGATAATGGAATGATTTTAACACCTGTTATTGTATTCAAAAGAAACTCTCTATCACCAAACACCGATATGGCTAAGTTAAAGGTCATAAATGCAGAAGATGCAAACCAAATGTTTGAGAGAACATACACACGAGACAATAGATACGACCAATTTTCAGTTTTAACAGGTCAAAAACCATCTAAAGAATACTATTCAGTTGAAAAGCCGGATTATGTTAATGTGGAGTATTCAACTATTGTTTGGTGTGACTACCAAGAACAAGTAAACAAAATTGTAGAGCAGATTGTATTCTTCCAAGGTCGTTCTTTTGGTGATAGATACAAATTTATGGTTAAGGCTGACTCTTATACATTTGAAACACTACAAGAAGTAGGTGAAGACCGAATTGTAAAGTCAGAAATAACCCTACAAGTCAAAGCATACCTACTGCCGGAGTTTGCAGGTGTTAAGAACAACACAAGAAAAACTTATTCAGTTGGTAAAATCGTATGGAATGAGAGTTACGACTTGTAATTCCATATTTATACTATATTAAAACGATTTTATTATGGAAAAAACAGTTATATCACTTACCGAAGATGAAGTAAAGAAAATTAATGAGTTGCAGGGTGGTCTACTTCAGTCATTAGCCCGATTGGGTGAGATTGAAATTGAAAAGCTTCAACTTGAGGATGTTTACAAATCCTTAAACGAAGAAATCGACCAACTTGTAAGTCGTTACAATACTTTAAAAGAGAACGAGGGTAAACTCGCACAACAATTAAAAGAAAAATATGGTGAGGGTGTTATAGATTTAGAAAAAAACACATTCACCCCTAACCAATAATTATTGTGTTTCCCTAATTTTCTTGGTATTTATTAGTAAGGAAATTTCCAAAAATAGAACATTAGGAGAAAAATAATGGCTGAAAGAATTGTTAGTCCAGGTGTCTTCACAAGAGAAAAAGACCTCTCATTCCTTCCACAAGGTATTGGTGAGATTGGTGGCGCTCTTATCGGACAAACTATCAAGGGTCCTGCTTTTGTACCAACAAGAGTAGAATCATTTAATGAGTTCCAACAAAAATTTGGTGGTTTGACCGAAGATTCTTATCTTCCATATACCGCACAATCATACTTACAAGATGCTCCAAACGCAACTATCGTTAGAGTGTTGGGTAGTGGTGGATACACTGCTAAACCCCTTGCTTTAGTAATTTCATCATCAGCTGGTCAAAAAGTTGGTGCTATACTTCACCCAACTACAACATTGGGTACTGGTGATTTTGATAATTCAATCACAAGTTCCATAAGTGCATCATCATTCGTATTAACTTTAAGTGGTAGTGGAATCACAAGTGCTAGTGGTGTAAATGCAACATCAGCATCTATGAACCCAAGTTCAGAAAACTACTTTACAAAATTTTACGGATACGCTCCTAAATCTTCTAAAGATGCATACACATTCTTAAACTTTTCAACATTCCAATCACAATCATTTGCTACTGGTGAAGTTGTTAAGGTATCTTTATCTCAATTTGATACCGATTACACCAAAGATTATTCTGAAGCTTCAACTCCTTGGATTAAGTCTCAAAAAGTTGGTGGTGTTGCTACAAACTTATTTAAGGTTCACACTCTTTCTCACGGTAATCCTACAAACTACGAGTTCAAGGTAGGTATCCGTGATATCAAACCAGCATCTGAAGTTCCTGGTTCTGAATATGGAACATTCACTTTACAAGTTCGTAGAGTAGATACTTCTAAAGTTCCTAACTCAATCTTTGGTACAAACGTTCAAGACGCTGACACAAGACCAAACATTGTAGAAGAATACACAGGTCTTAACCTTGACCCTAACTCACCAAACTACATCGCAAGAGTAATTGGTGATAAGTGGATTACAGTTGATAATGATGGTAAAGTTTCAACAAATGGTGACTACAACAACGCATCTGCTCACATTCGTGTTGAAATGGCACCTGATGTAACAAATGGTTCTGTTGACTCAACACTTGTTCCTTTTGGATTTGCTGCATTGACTTCACCACTTCATAGTGGTTATACTTTACCAGACCCAACTTATGTTGTATCTCAATCTTTAAGTGGTGTTGCTAACACTAAAGTATTCCTTGGATACTCATACGACTTCTCTGCAACTGACAACTTGAACTTCTTGATGCCAACACCAGACGCTAACACCGAAACTGTTGGTTCTGATTTTGACTTGGCTACTTGTCACTCAAATGGTACTACAATTTCTTTGACATCTGATGTTAACTACAAGAAATTTATGGTTCCATTCCAAGGTGGATTTGATGGTTGGGAACCAAACCGAGTTGTTCTTACAGGAACTAACATTCTTGCTGGTAACACTCAAGGTTTGGATTGTTCTTCCGCTACGGCTGCTGGTACGGTTGCTATGAGAAAAGCTATCAACGCAATCTCTAACCCTGATGAGTTCGACATCAATATGGTAGTTCTTCCAGGTATCTTACATAGATTACACTCTTCAGTTACCACATTCGCAAAAGATATGTGTGAAGATAGACAAGATTGTTTCTATGTTATGGACGCTGGTGCATATGGTGACTCAAACGCAACAGTTGTAAACGCATTAACTTCGTTTGACTCTAACTATGTTGCTACTTACCACCCTTGGGTTAAAATCCTTGATACTGATAAAAACAAGCCAGTATGGGTTCCGCCAAGTGTTGTACTTCCTGGCGTGATTGCTTTCAACGATTCAGTTGCTGCTGAATGGTACGCTCCTGCTGGTTTGAATCGTGGTGGTTTAACTGATGTTATTGAAGTTAAAACTCGTTTGACTCACGCTGAAAGAGACACCCTTTACGAAGGTCGTGTAAACCCAATCGCTACATTCCCTGGCCAAGGCGCTACTGTATTTGGTCAAAAGACCTTACAAGCTAGACCATCCGCTTTGGATAGAATCAACGTTCGTAGATTGTTGATTGCTGTTAAGAAATACATCGCATCTTCTACAAGATACTTGGTGTTTGAACAAAACACGGCTGCTACAAGAAACCGCTTCTTGTCAATCGTAAACCCATACTTGGAATCAATCCAACAAAGAAATGGTTTATACGCATTCCGTGTAGTAATG